CTATTCAGCTCATCTTGAGCAAAATATAGAACCTGCTTGCGTGGTGGTTTTGGTTTCTGCAGCTTGTCTAGCCAACTCATTATTCAGCACCCTCGACTTCCTCCGCTTCTGGCATCGTTCTTTCTTCTGCTGGCTCTGGTGTTGGCTCAGGTGTGTTCATCTCTATTAACCCGCCGTTTTGCGTAGCCTCCAGCTCGTTCTCAACGTCAAAGTCATCGCCAAGCACTTCACCCGCTTCTAGCTGTAACAACAGTGTTTCCTGTGTAATCGTGCCAGCGGTGTAAAGCTGCAACAACGCTTGAATCTCCAAAGGCTCAAGCCTTGTACCCATAAAATCACGATTAACCAAACTGCTGCCAGCGTTTGGCTCTTGCATATATTCAGCGTGAAAACGCAAGCAATTGTCGATCATGTCTTGCATCTGCTGCGCCACAACCATCATCGTGCTGTCGCCTTGACTGCGATCAATGCGCTTGGCTTCTGCAGTTTCACCAACCAGCTTGGAACCAAGCACAGCAGCCAAACCTAGTTCGTTGATCTGGGATGCAATTTGCTCAAGCCTGCGGAACTGCGCGTCATAGCTGTTGCCTGCAGGTTCAATGAATTTTGCGTCACTTTCTGAAGGAAGACTTATTGCTTCTCCTGGTCCTGCACTGATCTCTTCTGCACTTTGCGGGAAACCAAAGATTGCCAGCATCGGAACAGCACTGATATGCAACTGATTGCTCAAATCAGACTGCACCTGATAATGCTGCAGGTTCAACTCAGCAATATCAGCAAGAGGTGGAATCGACTCCAGCACTCCCATGCGGTTTGAATAAGCGACACTAAAAGGAATTGCACTCAGGCTTGTGCGACCTTCGTCAACAACTTTAAAATCACCTTGCTGATCTTTTTGGTGAATTTCAAAGGCGCCAGGAGTCAGGACTCTGACTTGCTCAACTTGTTTTTCACCATACAAACCATCAGGAACAACAATTTTTTCCTGCAGCCTGAGTTGCGTTAGTTCTTGCTTGCCATCTTTTAATTCTGATCGCCAACCTAAAATATCTCTAGGACTCACAGAAATCCAATAAGGACGACCGTTATCACCAGCTTTCGGCGCATCTACAAGAACACCGACATGCCCATACCGGATGCAAATCTTGCTTGTTTGGAATAACCAGCTCTGCAAGTCGTTGCCCTGCAAATCAACGTCAAACAGCTGTTCACGGATTACGTCTGATACATCGTCAAGGCGCACAGGCTTACGCGTCAGCATCCCTGCCAACATGCGTTCCAAACGAACGTAAAAAGGAGAGAGAACGGATCTGGAGAGTCTGTTGTCATACGCCTCGTCAAGCTCTCTTGGTTCTTGAAAAAGAAACTTGCGGTGGCCTTTGCGAATTCCATAAGTGCCCGTGAGCATCGTTTCGATCAAACCCCAGTGGGGTTCCATGTTTACCCAAGAGGTATTCGGATCGTTCACCTGAGTGACGTTACCAATACGTTGCCGCCCAGAGAAACCCGAATACACAGCCAAACCCGCCTAGTGCTTGCAGTTTAGTAAAGCCTAATGCCAGTACCACGCCCTGCCCGCTCATACAGAGGATTATATTCCGCCAAAATCAAATACCCCAAACCATCTGTCCAGTGCTCGATATTGGCTGTTTTGTCAATGACGTAATCCTCCGCACCTTCTTTAAAGGTTACGTTTTTGAGAGCCTTGATTGTATGTTTACATCTGGGGTGGACAAATAAACGGATACTTCCCTTGGCACTTTTAATCATCATATTTGTTGCGTTGATTTTGTCTTTGACTGCCCAAGGCGCTTTTGGACTGATACAGCCAAAGCCAAAACGCCGAATAATGTCGTGATCAGTTCTGCCTGCAGAAGACGTTTTACGCGCTGAGCCTGTAGGGTCTGGATAAGCAATGATCTTGCGATCAGGGAAGCGTTGCTTAAGCATTGAGCAGACTTCATCAGTATTTGACTGCTTGACGGCTAGCTCATCCCATATGTGCAACGTGTCGCCAACCCTGCTGCCAAGCACACCAGCCATGATGGAAACGTTGAAGTCAGTGCCCCAATAAATAGGACCGCCAGTGTCCTCGATGTCCTCAGATATGTTGTCATCGCTAAATCCTGGGTAGACCCTCCCAGAGAGCGTTTCAAAACTGGCAAGATATTCCTGTCTAAAAGTGCGTTCGTCGAGCGTGTTGCGTGCAGCTTCAATCTCTTCTGCCGACACGTTTCCACCGTCAATGGTCGTAAACGAAAAGGTGTCCCAGTCAGTTTGATCTTGGGCTTGCTCCCATAAATCGTGAAACCAGTTCAAGCCTGCAGGCGTGGTGATAAACCATGCAGGACCATTTTGATCCGACAAAGCAGGACGCAAAACCATCTCCCACGCTGTCTGCTTGACATAAGCAGCTTCATCAACGACCAAGGCTGACAGGCTTACACCACGCAAGCTGTCCTCGTTATCTGCGCCACGCAGCGCAATCTCACTGCCATTAATTAGCTCGATAGAAAGGTCCGTTTCGTTTTTTTTGGCAATCATGTTATGTGGCGTCATTGTTTTTAATTGACGCCAGGCAATCTGTTTTGCCATTCGATAATTAGCCGTAACGTACCAACAAAGGCTGCCAGGCTTTTCCATAGCCCAGCAAATCAAACGAGTTATGCACAAGTAGGTCTTGCCAAAACGTCGGCCTGAGCAAAGCAACTTAAAGCGATGATTTGCGTCCCACACTTGCCGCTGTGGCGCTGTCAATCCACCAGTAAGAGCCTGAACAATGTCTTCAGTACGATTATCGTCTACAGGCTCAATAAACGCCAAAAGCGGCTCATTGACTGCTAAGCCGTCAAGCAAGGGCATCAGATGTCAAAGCGAAGCAGCTTGGCCTGAGTCTCCAAAGCCTTGATTGCAGTCTGTACCTGATCATCACGACCAGCGCGTTTTTCGTATTCCGCAAGGCGTCGAACTGCAGCAGCTAGCCACTGAGGACGTTCAATCGCTGAATCCTCTTCTATGAGCTTGCGTGCCCGTGCAATGTATTCATCAGTCTGTCGAGCGGACAAATCCCACTCAGTCGCGGCGTATTGAAGGATGTCAAAACGCGACCAAGACTTGATCAAGAACTGGTAAATGGTGTTGACGCGCTCTTGAATTTCTAGGTTGGTTGATTTTTTACCCATGCCCCAATCTTACAGGGAATTAAAGGAAGAGTAGTTCAAGGGTAGAAGTGATGGTGAGCTTTTTGCCAATAGGAGCGGAGTTGACGGATTTTGTGTTCAGTCGAGCGCGTCGAGCTGACAACACCTCTGAAGTTGCCGACTGTGACTTGCACATTTCCAGTTGGGAGGGTGCGGATTTTGGCTACGGGCGTAGGCGAGCCAGTATTGGCGTTCATAGCGACGAAAAGCGTTCAGGTCATTTTGGCGCTGTTTCGCGCGAAGGGAGTCTTGTTTAGTCATTAGCAAGAAGCCCTGCCAGGGTTAGTGGCAGGGCATAGAAGTCAGGAGTTTTTCAACACGTTATAAAGCTGTGAAGGTTCCATTGCCTTGCAAAAAGGTCGAAGACTCTTTAGAGCGTATTCTAGCAAAAGTCTCCCAGCTTCTTTTTTAGTGTCGTAAGAACTAAGCGTATTGAAAACAGAGAAAAGCTCAGGATCGGCTATGTATGTTTCAATTCTTGGTCCTGAGAGTGGTTCAGGAGCTAACGCAAGAGAACAGTTATCAACTCCTGTCTCAATGGTTCCTTGAATTGAAGTTTCTTGAACAGCTGTTTCGTAAGAAGGTTGACGGTTGTTTGGCATTGCATCAGCGAGCCACTCATCGCGACCTTCTCTAAAACTTTTCTCGCGAACATCTACGAGATCACCAGGGGATAAATTAAGAATCCACCTTTGACTAGGGGCCAAAGTGCAGAGGACTGTCTCACCTGCATAGCGTTCTTCTGTGTCTAAGACATAAAGAACAACCAAGTGTTCTTTGCTGCCTGCCCTCCTGCCGAATTCACAGGAGATAACGTCTTTAGGCTCTGCGGAAATGGTCATGATCAAAATCGAGAGAACATCGTGAAACGATCGTGAAGAGTGTCGGGGTATAGATCAGCACCTCAAAGCTGCCCTGCCTTCCCTTTCGGTATTTTATAGCTTTCAGCCTGCTGGGGGAAAAGTCAGGCATCAGGCTCCCCGACGTGTTTTTTATTCCTCCTGCCTTGGGCCGTAAACGATATGCTCCCACTCTTGCTGCAACTCTTTTAAACCACTAAAGCCAAAGTGATTTAATCCGTCCCAAGTCCATCCTGGATTGAGATTGCAGACAAACGGTGGTCCTGTCCAAGACCCATCTTCTCTAGATGTCCAGGCTCGCTCATCATCAATTGATGCAATGCCTGGATGAAGCTGAACAGCTTCAGCATAACTGCGAGGAAGTTTTAGTGTCATTTAGTCAACCTCCTTAACGATGTAAGAGCAACCGGAGTCTTTAGCGTCTGCAATAAGCAAGTCACGCTCATGCTCGTCGTAAGCGTAATCACTCCATTCGTAAACACCGTTTAGTGATGCTTCAACTTCGTAGCAAATAGAGGATTCTGACTGTTGAAGCTTGAGCAAGTTGTCAGCTTCTAGTTGATCTTGGAAGCGTTCAAAGGACTCGAAGAGGTTGAGGCGTTGATTAAATGCGTCCATGGTTTTGAGGAGTAGTGAGAGACCCTGTCCCCAGGGCCGCAAGTGTTATCAGCAGAACAAGCCAGCCAATTTAATTTGCTCGTTGGCGGCTTGCAGTTCCTGAACCTTTTCGGCGTCACCAGGCGCGTTGCGCTTGGCAAAGGTGTCAATCATTTGCTGGTTTTGCTTGATGACGAAGGCGATTTCGGAAGCGGTCATTTGTTTGAGGTGTTGTGTGGGAAGCGTTTCCGCCTCCCGATGAATCAAGTATGGCATACCAGCCATCAGAAGTCAAACGGGTCATATATATCCGTTGGCTCAGGAGCTGCCTTGAACGGGCTGGATTGACAAAGGCGCACATCCAGATCCCATCGCAGTGATCCAACAGTGATCTTGGTATTGCCAAGCTTTGCTGCCTTGACGCTGTCGACATTGCTTGCGTCAACAACAACCCAACCATTGCTCCAGACACCGTTTCGATGCAGCTCTACAGGTGTTCCAGGAGTAGGTGTCAAACCCCCCTGAATAGAGCCTCCCCCGTCACTACGTGGCGAACCTGTCAAAGGTGGCAAACTACTTCTCTCCGTATGTACGCGCGAAGTTTGGGACGTTTGCGACGTTTGCCACGCCTCTAGGGATGATCCTCTAGCTGGCTTATACAGCGGTGATGGACGACCACCTGTTGGCCCTGTTTCCGTCATGCCTGCTTCTTCGATCAAGCCCTTGCGAACCAATGCGCGAAGGCAGCGGCTTGTTTTGTTGCGTTCAAGGTTGAAATGCGAAGCAAGCTCAGTGCCGGCAACTGTGAACTCACCAATCACCCACCGTTCCTTGATGTAGTCAAAGACATCTGCTTGGCGCCCTTGCAGCTCGTCTGCTGCCTCTTGCATGGCTTCTGCAGCCAATACGCTTTCGCCATCGCCGTGATGAATCCAACCATCGTCTTGCAGCTCAATCAGAAGCGTTGTGCCCTTAGCTCTGCCTTGCGTTTTCAAAACCACGCGATAATCGTTCTGTGTCTGGCCCTCTGCAGGCTGCTTAAACCAGTTCATGAGGATTGTGAGACTGGCTGCTGCAGGTAAAGCGTTGCTGCCTCTACTGGCATTGGTTGCGTTGCCACCGCTGACGCTTTTGTTGGTGTGGTGGATCATCGCCAGCGTTGCTTTGTAAGGCGCTACAGCCTCTGCTAGCTGCCTTGCAGGACCATCAAAGCTGCTGGCTGCCTCCTCAAGCCCTAGAGGCGCACAGCAGGCGTGATACGAGTCAAGCAGGAATAACGCGCCAGGGTTTGCCTCTGCTATCTCGCCAAGATGAGCAATCCCGCCTTCTGTGAGATGCAATGGCGCTCCTGTGTGCCAAAGCATCTCAACAGGCCCAGACATGTTGCCTTCGCGATCAACTAAACCCTCACGCTTGAACAACGTGTGCCAATCGCTTTCAGGTTGGTCAGTACCAACAATAAAAACCTTTGGACATACGCCATGCAATGGCTGCCCTAAATAAGACTCTTCACCGTGAAACCATGCGCTGATCATTCCTACCATCAGTGCAGACTTACCCACCTTTGGTGGTGCTACAAGCAGGTTGAATGTGCCTGCCATAATGACACCTTCCCAAGCCCAAGGCGTAGGAGTTGTGTCCATTTTTTCGCCACGCATTCGCGGCAAGCAGACACCTGAAACTGCACCTTGCGCCCTAAGCAATAATATCGTTGCTGTTTTTTCCGTAATCGGAAACCCAACTTCATCGGCGTAAAGCCGCAAAAGTTGAGAACGACGCAGTGAATCCTCTTCGTTAGAGAGGACGATGCTTGCGTGTTGTTCGAGCCTGTTTAGAAGTTCCTTGTGGTCCTTCAAGCTTTCGGGAATCATCCCGGAGCTGCTTGATTCTGTTGGTGTAGTGTCCATCCTTGGCCTTGCTTGGCGAATAAAAATCGGCGTTTGTGTAGACACCAAGCCGTTCAAGTTCTTGAAAAGCAGTTAGCTCATCGCTTGATTTGAAGGGGTGTTCTTTGTCCCAGGCATCCAGAGCGCGATTAGACCGCTCAGTTTGCGCTTTGCTGTAATAGCCGACCAACGCTAGATCGTCGTCATATTCAGCAGGAAGACAGTATGGAATCCACTGCAGCAGATCAAATGATCGTTCCTCGCTGTCGGAGTTAGTCACGCGCAAGAGGCTCAGGCTCTGAGGCTATGGCCTTTTGCAGCAGCAGGTTGACCCAACCTGTACGAGTGACACCAATTGGTTTTTTGCGGTCAATTTCAGCTATCACTCTTGGATCTATAAACACGCGAGTGTTCGTGATCTGTTCTAGTTCTGGCACGTTGTGGGCTTGCTTTGCCTGCAGATTGTGCCCATACTGTGCCGGAACTGCAACCCCCTCTTGCTCGAACCAATACCAGAACTGGATTTCTTTGAAGATCAGCACCGCTACCGGTGGCGTGGCAACTGGATTTTGGACAATGCGTCTGACGTTCTACAAGGCGAGTTGGATGCGTTTGCTAAGAAAAAAATCGAAGAGACCAAGCATGGCGAAGACGGCTGGCTTGTAAGAGGCAGGACAATTCACCGCAGCTTGGATCGCTACCTAAGAGGTGAGGTTGATATGCACGACGACAAGTGGAGCCCTTGGATCGATGTTTTATTGGGCGATGAACTTTTTCAGGGAATTGAAACCCTTGCTACTGAGTTTCGCGTGGTTGACCGATTTAACAGCGTTGCCGGAAGTTTTGATTTTTTAATCAAACAAAGAGATGGGCTGACAATTTTGGGAGATCTCAAAACCGTAAGCAGCGCCAAGGCTGTTTCAGGCAGAAAGCCAGCCACAGGTCAGCTTGGTGCATATACCAAAATGCTTGGCCAGCACTTTGGTCACATAACAGTGACTCAATGCGTCACAGTCGTTTCAGGCCCTGACAAAGTCAAAGTCATTAAGGAAGAGCCTGAAGACTGCATCAATGCATGGGAAGAGGCGTATGGACGCCACCAAGCAAAATATGCCGCTTTCGACTTCTAATAAATGCGGACTAGAACCGGCTCACGCGCCTGACGCTCCTCACTCCTGATCC